TCAGCGCGCCGGCAGCGCCGGCACCGGCGCCCGTGCCAGCGCTTTCGGCACCGTGTGCTTTTTACGAAGATTGGCCTGGGCGAACAGGAACAGCATCCACACCGGCGCCTCGTAGTAATACATGCGCGAATTCATCGGCATCGCAAAGATGACCATGGTGAGCAGGATGCCGTTGAAACAGGCGACGCGATAGAACAGCACCGCCAGCACGATCCCCACCAGCAGACCGCCGCCGCTGATCAGGTTGAAGGTGACGCCCAGGTCCTGGAAATGGCAATCGACGCAGGGTGGATGCTCGTAGCCGAGCCCGATGATCTTGTCTTCCCAGCCGGTGTCCAGGTAACTAAACAGCCCGGTTTTCCAGATCGACAGGCTGCCGTCGTCGTTGTGGGCGAAGCGTTCGTTCAGGTGGTCGATGATGTTCGAGGATGCCAGGAAAGCCAGGATGAACACGAACAGCGCCAGCACGTGCCAGATCCTGATGCGGTGGCTCCACAGTTGCGGCAAGAGCAGCAGCATCACGCAGGTGAAATAGACGGAGGTGGCCGAACCTGTCAGCAGCAAGGTCAGCACCGTGAGGATCGCGATCCAGTACACCCGCTTGCTGTAGCCTGAGGTGAACAGGAAGACGGCCAGCAGGAAAGCCGTGTTGTTGGCATAGGTACCCGGCTCCACCTGCAGGCCGGAAAAGCGGTTGATGCCGACGAAATCGACCGCCGCCCGGCTCGGCGAATTGAACACCATCTCGTGCAGGTCGACGATCGGCCCGCCCAGCAGGTAGAACATGGCAACCTGCACGAACAGGGCCCCGATGCTGATCACCAATAGCCAGGTCACGGCGGTGTTGAACTCGCGCGGCCAGCGCTTGCCGGCTTCATACACCAGCACCGCACTCAGGATATTGGCGCCGACGAAGAAGGGATAGATGAAGGACACGCGCCGGAACACGGTGGTGTGCAGGAAGATGATGCCCAGCCCCATCAGGATATAGACCGAAGGCTCGGTGATCCGGATCGGCCGCGCCAGCATGATGGGCAGCAGGCACAGCATGGTGACAGCCACCGCGAAGTAGCGCGGCCACATGGTGTTGGTGAGGCGGTCTTCGAAAGGTACGTAGAGCAGGAACACGGCGCCAAAAAAGGCGACCGCGACCGCAACGGAACGAACATTCCATGGTTGGGCGTGGCTCATCGTCTGTGGAGTTGCCGCGGCCTGCGGGAGCGGATCGACGCGGTATGCCTACTATCGGGCGGCGGCGACGCGCGAGGTTTGCTCATCCTCAAAGCTCATCAGCTTTGGGTAAAGCACGCGAACGTCCAAGCAAGCAATTGCTCCAGCTCTTCTGTTTCATTGATGTCAACTAAATATGAAAAATACAAGCGCGCGAGTATTTCCCTACACAACCTGGGAGAACTCGTATGACCTTCATGCATATCCGTGATCAGGGCTTGCCGAAACATGCGCTGGGCGAGCGGCGCTTCGACGCCGCGACGGCGGACAAGGTCCGCGATGCGCTGCGGGCGCAGGGCTTGCAGACAGCGGCGCAGGCGATGGAACATCAGTGCGTCAGCCTGGCCGTTGCCCTGCGGGTACTGGGCGAGCCGGGGCGGCGCCGCGAAAAACAGGCGGCGCCGGCCGCAGCGCTTGCGCAGGCCGTCACGGAAGCGTGGTACGCCCACTTTGCCGACCTTGCCGAGTTCACCGGCTTCCCAGCCTGACCGAGGCCACACGCCTTCTCGCAAACGGAAGGCGCACCCTGTCGGCGGCGATGCGTTGCCAAACGCGACCGTCCAGCCCTCCCGACCATTCCCGAACGCGGTAAAATGGCAACCCTGGCCGGCGCCCTGCCCGGCCTCTTGCCTACCTAGCCATGAACGTCCCACGCGAAATCAATGCCGCCGCGGCCAAAAGCCTCGCGCCCGAAAAGCACACCCCGATGATGCATGGGCGTCTCCCCCTATAGAACATGGGGCGCTTTCGCAGAAGTTACGCCGAAACCTACGCCACACGTTTCACCCCCTGCAGCAAAATCGTTTTAGCACTACACTGAGTGCAGAGGTTAAAAAGTAACTTTCTATCGCGCGACAGCAACGATGGCAGGAGCTTAAAATCGCCTCAACAATATTTCTGTTGGAAATTTCCTTATGCTAAGGTACGATTCATACCTAAGCAAAGAATTCGATATTGACAAGACTAAGTAAGTGTGCATATGGACACTTGATATCGACAACAACGCCCCTATATACAGATCAAAGAGACGTGAAACAGTACGCTATTGCGCAGTTTGATGCGGCAAAATTTGAGGCTACAAAGGCCGCGTGGTTAGATTCAGCTGAGAGCTTGGGCATCCCTGATCTTGACTATGTGAAGCAGATCGATTGGGTAGCCCTTCATATGGACTACGAGACTCAAGGAGACTCCTTCGCATACGGTCTGTTCGATGAAGAAAGCAATGTCGCAGTGGCAACTGTTGACATTGTCTACACTAAGCGATCCACGAACGACGGATGGCTTAAGATGCTTCAGCTCTTTCTGGCACCTAAATATGCTCCATCGGTTGTTAGCGCTTCGCCTCAGGTGTTGACTGAAATTTTAGAGATCTACGCTAGTTCCATTATCGGTACTGTTGAGTTGACCGGAATCCATCCGGCACGAACTGTGAAGTTGTATGCTCGCAACGACAATCTCATGTCGCTTCTAGCTGGCGTTCAACAGCGCATCAGTGCGAATGCATCAACCTCTACTACGTGCCGTTTCGAAGGTCGCTTTTTGGTCATTTCTGCAAAGTAAGCTAGGAGAATTTCATGAGTTCCAAAATCAATTTCATTACACTTGCTGCAGCTCGCAGCGTTGCTCCTGAATCTTTTGATGCAGCAATCAGGGAAGGCCTAGCTCAGGCCGCTACAAGTCTTGGAACTAAGGCCGCGCTTGAAGCACTCGGTCAGCAGCACGCATCGAACAAGGTATCTGAAAAAGCAGCTTAATTAAGGTAGCTCGTTATGCGAGCTTCCCTCTTGCGGGTTCAGGATTGTGATTCCTGTTGTCGTGGGTTCGAGTCCCATCAGCCACCCCAAGAATTCAGCAGTAAAAACAACGGGTTACAAGCTTTTCAGCTGTAACCCGTTTTTATTTTTGGAAGATGAATTCCAAATTTTGGAAGATCGTCAATCAAGCTGTGATTGCTCCTGAATGACCGGTTCGTTCTTCAAGTCGCTGCGCAACCGGTCGGCCAGCAGCTGTGCACTGGACGATGTTGGCGTATGCCGTAGGTAGTCATGGGTGCGCAGGGTCAGCGCCCGCAAGCGAAACACCTCCCATAGGAGCGCGCGCACGTCGTCTGAAGCCCGTGCGCGGTCTTGGATCGCCAGAAGTTCTTCGCGGGTGAGAGGCGCTTTCATCATTCAGTAGCCGATGATTTGGACCGACCATTCTTGCTCATAGCCGGCACCGGACTTATCCCGCTCGATGCCGCGGAATAACATCATGTCGACGCGCATGAGGGCGAGCTGGGCATGCTCTAGCTGTGGAATGATCGAACGCATATGCTCGTCGTCAGGCTCAACCAGAATCGCGGTCACGATCGAACCAACAGGGCCGACACGGAGTTCACCCTCGAATCCGGGATCTTCTGTGATCTCAGCACTCTGCCGGCGGACACCAGCCTCTCGTAGGCATTTGACTATACTGTACATTCATACAGTATAGCGCAGCAACATTCGACTGGCGCACCCCTCAGGTTTCCTCTTGCTCCTTTAAGCAGAAAAAGACGGGGACGGCATCAACTTAAAACAATCCCGCAGGCTCCGCCTGACGATCCCAGCTGTAAATCACTACTTCCGATCGTTCGACCGCGCGGCCGCCTCCGCCAACAGTATAGGTAATGGGGACCGTGTCTATCTGGAAGCGCGCGAAGATCCTGCGGATTTCAGGATGGTCGTTCAGGCTTATGACAGCCTTACCCTTGAGCCGACTCAGCAAGTCGGCCATCTTCTCGTATTCTTGCAGCGGGAAATCGACACCGTATCCTTCCGTCTCCCAGTACGGCGGATCCAGGTAAAACAGCGTATGAGGACGATCATAGCGTTCCATCAATTTGAACCAGTCCATGTTCTCGATAAACGCACCGGACAGCCGCAAGTGCGCTGTCGATAGGTTCTCTTCGATCCGCAAGAGGTTGACTGGTGGCGTAGTTGTCGCTGTACCCCAGGTTTGCCCATCGACCTTGCCACCAAATGCGTGCTGCTGGAGGTAGAAGAAACGCACGGCTCGCTGGATATCTGTCAGGGTGTCCGGCGGCGTTGCTTGGTGCCATTTGAACACCTCCCGACTGGCGAGCGCATACTTGAAGTGCCGCACGAACTCCTCAAGATGGTTTTGCACCACACGGTAGAGGCGGACCAACTCGCCGTTGATGTCGTTGATGACCTCGACTTCAGCGGGTGGCCGCATGAAGTACAGTGCTGCCCCGCCCGCGAAGACCTCAACATAGCATTTGTGAGGCGGGAATTGTGGAATGATGTGGTTCGCCAGACGACGCTTACCGCCGATCCAGGGAATAATTGGGGTTGCCATTAGTAAACCTTAGCGTAGTGTTTAGTGTTAAACTTCCGCCGCCTCCCGGGAGGTGGCAGAGCTTTGCTTGGTTCACTGGCTGCGTCAGTGTATCGAGGCCGGCACGGGTTGTTAGCGCAACTCGTGCCGGCGCTCTGTCTTTATCCCACCATCATGCGAGATGACGGGAGGCCGGCGCTTGCCGACAAATCGTTTTCAAAAGCACGGCACTTGAGGTCGATGGTTTTCATTTCCCCATGTCGCTCAAGCATTACGGTCATGACGCCCTGCTCTCTCAGCAGATCGAGCATCTTGGTCCAGGTCTCACGATCGACTTTCCCGACCGCGCCACATAAATAGACGACCTTATCGGTGAGATGCTTCACCTGGACGATGGCCAAGTACGGCAAACGATTTGCATAACCATTCGGCTGGTCGTAGGCGCGGATGCTCGAGCCCTCAGTGGTCATCGTCAGATGTATCATGTCAGGCCACCAGTTTGCTGATCGTCGCGTCCTTCACCTGAGAGCTGCGCGAGCTGCCGAATTCGAACTGGTGTGCATCACGCAGGCACGCGCCGAAGATGCCGGAGATTGCGGACAGAAGGCCGACCACCTCACCAGGCAATTTCTCCCGGTAGACCACCAGGACCACCAGGCAGGCGATCAGGCCAAGCACATCAAGCGCGACCATCACATCGGCGCGGCGGTTGCCGAATCCAGCCTTGTGCAGCTCCACGTCGCGCGCACGCGCATCCTGCACGTCGACAAGGAACGCCCGCGTAAGGTCGGCGTCTTGCGCGAGCGCAGCTTGCTGGAATTCCAGAACCTTGTTCGGATCAGCCTTCAGCACCTCCAGCGCGGCGTCGCCGCTCGGCGCACCGGTGACCGTCTTGGCGATGTCGATCACCTTGCCGGCTACGTCGGCAGCCTTATCGCTGCCGGTAAAGAATTTAATTAGGGACGGCGCAAACTGCGCCAGGGTCAGGGCCAGGGTAACGGGTTCCATCTATGCGATCTCCACGCGGTTGAGCAGCCAGCCAAAATAGAAGTCCTCGTTTTGCAGCCTGGCCTCGGTGATGTCCAGGTAGCGCACGCCCTGCTGGCAATTGAGGGCGCGGAGGATTGCGGTTTCGCCATCGGGGCCGCGGCGGTCAAGGCAAGCGCGCAAGGCAGCCACAGTGGCCGGCCCGATGCGGCCGTCGACGCCAATGTCGGGATAATCCTTGCCTTGGCGGTTGAGCGCGTTGAGCACGCGCTGCAGCCATGGACCGGGCAGGCCTGCGCCCTGGTTCACGCCGGTGTCGAACATCTCCGCGGCGATCGGCTGCGACACCGCGTACACCTTGTCGAAGCCCGGCTTGACCAGATATTCGTTTCGGTAGATGGTCTCGGCTGTGGAGCGAGGCATCATCGACATGGCGCCCACATAGCCATTACGCCGAGCGGTGGCGGCAGTGATGCCCCACATCGTCTCCCCGCCGGCATCGTTGATGTTGAAGCTGTAGCGGCCCTCCCGGCCGATTAGCTCATCGATCATCTGCTCGATGCTCTTGCGCGAGGTGGTCATCGCGTCACCGTAGTCTTGAAGGCCTGCCAGATCGCCAGGGCCAGCCAGGCAGTGGCGGCCCAGGCACCGGCCTGCATCATCTTGGCCAAGGTTTCCTTGACCATTTTGTTGCGCAGCTCGCGCCATTCAATCACCGATTCATGGTATCGGCGGTGCCCTTCAACATCTTTGGCAGGGAAGCCAGATAGCAGCAGCTCATTGGAAGCCTGCACGCTGACTACGCGCTGGGACAGTTGCTCGAAGTCGGCGCGCATGTCCAGCTGGTTGTCGCGCATTTCGGTAAGCAGAACGACGAGCGGCTGGCCACCCATTCGCTCAGCTTCGTGTTGCCATCTCTCGTTCATGTTTTCATGATCCCGGTTGTGGTAGGTATATCCACATGATCCGGATTTCCCTGTCTCAATTCTCGGAAAAGTGGAACAGTTTTGTGACGAGTGATTAGACAAAAAAACCCGCTTAGTAGCGGGTCATTTGTTGCTACGCTAGCTGCGCATCAGCGGTATTCGGTTGGCAGCTGGGAGCCCAGGCGCTCAGAATCAAAGGCGGACTCACAGTGGTTTTTCTGCCAGAAGAAGATGCCATCGATGATCGGCCGCAGAATCGAGTACGGTCGGCGACCGCGCAGGCGCCAGCAGCGCGCCGAAATGGTTTCGTCGGCCATGCCGCCCAGCAGTGCGTTCGCCAGCTGGTCGAGCGCGATCGCCACCTCGAGCAGGCGCGCCACTACAGTGCCGCCGCAGCGACGAACAGCGCATCGAGCGCATCGTCGTCGAGTTCAAGCGCAACGCCCATCAGCGACACGATCGGGGAATTGCGCTCGACGTCCCGGGCGTAATCCCACTCTATGCGGGCGGCCTCGCGCTGCGGGGTGGCCAGCGAGTCGATTGCCGCGTCGACGCCAGCGTATTTGCCGGCGGCCAGCAGGGCGAGCCGAGCCTGGCGCATCGTCACTGTTTGCGGGATCAGCGCCGGTGCCGGCAGCGCCGGCGGCGCGGGTGGCGCGAGCTCTACGCCGTCGCGGGCCTCATTGGCGCGGTAGCTCCACCAAGACAAGCGCTCAGCGTCCGTTACTTCGATGCGGTGTTCGTGCGCCTCGGGCGGGATTTGGAGATACCCGCCGAAAAGGTCGCCGGTTTCGAGGTCGTATAAAACGTAGCTTACGGGTTCCATTAGTTCACCTTGGTAATTTTGATTTCAGCGTACGCTTCGGCTATCCCGTTATTTACGGCCAGACCGCCGACGAGCGCGGCGCCAGTAGCCGCGTTCGTTGCGAAATGATCGAGACGGAAAGTGCTTCCGGCATTTAGAGATATCACAGTGCTCAATTCAGCCGTCGAACCGTGGAAAGGCCCGGTCCCATCGTACTGGCCGAGATTTTCATTAACCCCGACGTCATGAGTGGCCGACGAGGTCATGTTAAAAAGACGAATATTGTGGGCACGGAATCCAAAGCAGAGTGCGCGGGCATCAAGCTGATAATTTCCCGCCGGAAGCGTAAATGTATTAGGTGCGGCTTGACCAAGGGCGGCCCCTGAAATCCCATTAAACACTACGGTGTTGAATCGGCGTACAGTCCACGTATTGGCCGCCAATGCCTGCGATTGCTGCCCTGAAGCTACTTGGTCGCGGATCAACATGGTCGCCGCCACTCCGGATTCGCCCCGGTCGCCATTACGCGAGAGTTGCATAACGACCGCTTCATTAGGATTAATCGACGCCCCTGTTTGCGCTACAAAAGCTACCCCGAGAACCAGCCGGCTATTTACGTCATCGATCGAATAGCCGATGACTCGGTAGGTGACGCGCTTCCCAAAATTTTGCGTTGAAATAAAAGTTACGTACCCCTTATTAGTGTTGCCATTAGCAAAAAGGTCTGAGAACACGACCAGAACGTTATTCCCGGCTAGGTCTAAGGAGTTAAAAAACAGATTGCCGACTGAAGCTTGCGGGCCCGGAATGTTGAATCGCCCAACGCCGTCTTTTACAGTGGCGGGATTCTCCCATCCGACCATAGGGAAGGAGAGCGCCCCGCCGGCTGCGAGTGCATTCAAGTTGCCCTGCATTGCATTCGCTTCGCTGACGAAAGCCGGCATGCGCGTGCGGAAGAATGCATCGACGTCAGCGCGGAAAGTCGGGCTGCTCGGGTCCAGCGGTGGGAGAGGTGTCATTGCCATTTACAGTCCTTCAAATTCAATGTTGAGCAAGTGGTGCTGGGGATAGGTCACGCTGATCCCGAAGTCCTTGTAGAAGCCGTAGCCGATCATCGGCTCGAAGCCGGCAGTGTCGGTGCCGATATAGATGAGTGGCGTGGCCCGCAGCGCAGCCAGCCGGCGGTAGAGCTTGTTGAAGTCGCCCTTCGCCGTAACCACCTGGAGCGTGCAGTGCTTGCTGTAATTGCGCTCGACCACATCCCAGTTGCCGAACTCGTCCTTTTCCTTGCGGCTGTAGTCGATGATCCCCACCGACGCGCCGTACTGCGCGTGCCCGACCTCGATCACCTGCCCTACCTGGAGCACGCCAACTGACACGCCGGCGGTACCGGTCAGCCGCACCGTCATTTCGCACGCGGCGTAATGCTGCGGCAGGTCCGTCAGCACGAAGTCAGTCAGCTGCTCGAAGTCCGCGTAGAACCATTCGTAGACGCTGGTGACCACTCGCCCATCGAGGTCGATCGTCTTCGAATAGACGACCGCACCGCCAGGCGTATCCTTCATCTGGACCAGTGCTTCTCGGCCGGTCAATTCGAGCATGCCCATTCCGGACACCCCACCGGGCCGCATAACGAATGTCACGCTGCTGGCCGCCTCCGCGGCCGTGCCGACCTTCCGATCGAACGCCGCCCACCGGTTGGTCGGGCCGATTGCCTTCCAGTTCGTGGCATCCGTCTCCGGCGCGCCGGCGGTTTTGCCGTCGACCTTCCGCATGTAGGTGGTGTGCGTCGAAACCCGAATTACCTTGTCCCCAACTTTGTAGGTGGCGTTCGCGTCCCATGGCACCTCACCTGGGCCAGGCTCCGGCAAGTCCGTGCTGGTCAGCATTGCGTCGGTGATCACCGTCGGCTTGATAATCTTCATACCGCTCATGCAGCCTCCGTAGTGAATTTCAGTTGGTCGCCATCTAAGGCGCGAACGATGCGCGATGTCCTCTCGGTATGCCCAGCAATAGCGCGTGTCTCGACGCGCAGGCCCTTCACCTCCTCACGCAGCGCTCTGTTCTCTTCGCGCATTGCCCGGAATTCGATCAACAGCGCCGCATTGCCCTGTGCGGGGCTGGCCAGTGCAGTGAACAACGCCCGGTTGTCGGCCGCCGGGATGATCCGCTCGCCCTTGTGCACCAGGGCGGGCATGTCTTCGGGGATGAAGTTCGTGCCGATCGCGAACGGGTGCAGCTTCTTGTACTCGTCCGACTGCTTGATCGAACTGCGAATAGCGTCGATGGACTGGCCGGACTGCACCCAATATGAGAGGCCGGCGGCATCTGCCGAGCGCCCGCCCAGAAGCTCCTTGTAGAGCCCCTGAACCTGGGCTTCCATCGAGCCGCTGATCGATTGCACGATGCTGCCGAGCGACTGCCCGGCGGCAGCTTGGTTGGTCCAGTACTCCATGCCGGCCGCGTCAGGCGTGCGGCCCAGCGAGGTCTGGTAGGCATTGGTGATACCCGCCGTGGCTGCGTTGATCGGATCCTTCTGGGCGCCGACCAGGGCAAGCTGGAAGCCGCTCAGCGCTTGGCTGATCGACAGCAGCGTGGTGCTCGACCCTTTCAGGATGTCGACCTGCGCCTGCGCAGAATTGACCATCAGGTCCAGCTGCTTCACCTGGGCATTCAGCGCGTCCAGCGACTTTTCCTCGACCGACAGCGAGTCGTCGGTGATGCCGGCGAGGCTCGCCACGTCGTTCTGGGTCTGGTACAGGTCGCGCAGGTAGTCGGTGTAGCTGCTGAATTTGGACGAAGCATCCTGCGTCACCGCGCTCAGTGCGTCCTTGAGGCTGTCCGCTGCCGGCAGTGGGCCGCCGGCTTTGGCGATTGCCAGCGCGGCGCGGATCTGCGCCTGGCCGACGGCGCGGTCGGCCAGCTTGTCATCCGGAGACTTCAGGCTGTCGAGCGTGCTGTGCAGCGACTGGGACAGGCTTTGCAGCTTCGTCACCGATGCCGTGTGCACATCGATGCTGGTCTGGATTGCCGTCTTTTCGCGGGTCACCACCGACTGCAGGCTGGAGAGCGCCGTGTCGAGCGAATTCATTAGGCCGGACGCCTGGCTTTGCGCCTTGCTGATGGCTTCCGCTGCGGCTTGCGCCGCCCACAGTTCCTTGGTCGCGGCGGCCATCGCCGGGCTGATGCCTTGCAGGGCCAGCACGTGCTGTTTTTCCAGCACCGCGGCCGCGCCGGCCTTGTCGCCGAGCGCGTCATAGATCTGCCCCTGAATCTGCAGCAGGTCGCTGATGCTTTCGGCTGCCGGGTGCACTTGGGCGAAGGCATCCGCCAGCTGCATCATCGATGTGAACTGTTTCGCGCCGGCGTCAGTCGTCAAGTCCAGCGAGGTGACGACCTGCTTGAACTGGTCGCGCGTGGTCACCGACGCCAGGCCCAGGCTTGCCATCGCCTCCTCGACCGCCTTTTTCACGGGCGCCAATTTCTCGGCTTCGGTCAGGTAGCTCTGCGCATAGCTCGATGCCAGCGACGTCAGATTCGACGCGCTGCCGGCCAGGTCGACCAGGCGCTCGCGCGCCGCAGCTGATTCGATGCCGACGGCGCCGAACGCTTCCGCCGCGGTCTTGCCCAGCAGCTGGGCCATCTGCGTGGTCGCATCGAAGTCGCCGGCCAGGCGCTCCAGCGTGCTCGCCGCCGTTTCACCTGTCTTGGAGAACTGCAGGATGTTCGGCACCAGCTTGGTCGCCAGCTCGTCGCCGACGCTGGTGAGCAGCTTGGTGATGCCGTCTTCGATCTTGCCGTCTTTGCCCAGGTCGATGCTGAAGGACTTAGCGTAATCCGAGATCGAGGCCGCGTCGACGCCCAAGCTGGCAGCGAAGGCTGAGGAAACACCCTTGATCTGGTTGAGGCCGTTCGTGACCAACGCCAGGGTGTCCGACGAAAAAGCCTTGCTGTCGGTGCCATCCTTGTCCGATCGGAACCAGCCTCCATCCTGATGCCACTTCGCGAAGCTCGATGCCGAGATGCTGTCGCCCGAAATGCTGCCGCTGATCCCGGTGGTCTGAGTCTCCTTATCGCCCATGCCGAACGCACGGTTGATCAGGCCCGACACCCCGCCGACGATTGCGCCAGCGATCGGGCTGAAGTACGAGGCGACCGCCGTGGCAATCTTCTCGGTCGTCATGAGGCCCGATCCGGTTTCGTACTTGCCGGAGATGGCCGAATTCAGCGCAGACCCCGCCATGTAACCACCGGCCATCCCTGCAGCGCGGCCAGCCATGCTGGCCAGCGGCGTGAGGGCCTGGCCCGATGCCGTCGCCAGACCCTGCGACGCGAGCGGCGTGTGGCCCATGGACGTCATCGCAGACTGCACGCCACCGGCGACCGTATCGGACAGCCCGGCGAAACCACCGCTGATTGCCTTGTACACGCCCGAAGCGGCACTCACCGCACTCATCAGCGGGTTGCCCCCTATGGCGCCGGGCGCTGCAGTTACGCTGTCGCCAACACCTGAAATGGATGCGCCAGTCGAGCTGAAGGCAGCGCGGATGTCCAAATAGATCGGCTTGGCCGCCAGTTGCCACAGCCATTCGAATAACCCATTCCCGATCGCCTGCTTGATGCGATCGCGCGCCGACTTGGCGCCATTCTCCATACTCAGGAAGGCGTCGTGCGCGGCCGACTCGATACCGTCCCACGTCCTCTTCTGCTCATCCAGCATGGGCTTGGCGGACTGATTCTGGTACCAGGAATCGAAGTTCTGCTGCAGGATCCGCTGCGCTTCGGTGCCATCGCCAGCAAGACGAATGCGCTCACGCCATATCTGGGCGTCATACGACAGTGCGGCGGCAGCGCGCTGCTTGTCATCGGCAATGTAGTCGAGGCCGAACTTCTTGTTTTCTTCAGCCAGCTGGGAGGCGTACTGCAGCGCCTTTCCTTGGGCCAGCGTGGCCTGCTCGGCCAGCACACGGGCCGCCGTCTCGGCATTGATCTGGCTGATCATCTCCTCGGTGACCGGCTTGCCGGCCGCGCGCATCTCGTCGAGCTTTTTCTGCGCGTCAGCCTCGGCCCGCACCTGGACCATCGCGATCTCGCGCGCGTCGACGCTTTGGCCATAGAGCGCATATTCGACGGCCAGGCCGGCAGCCGATGCCTTGCGGGCATCGGTGCTGGCAGCAATCCATTTGTTCAGGTCACGCTGGGCGTCGCGCAGCTTCAGTTCCTGCTCGGTCACGCCAAGCGATTTAAGTGCCGAGCGCGACACGGCTTCGTGCGCGCTGGACAGGCTAAGCTTGCCGCTGGTCAGTTCCTGGGTGAGCTTGATCGACAGCTTCTGGCTTTCGGTCGCGTTTTCGCCGATTGCCAGCTCGAGGCGATTTTCCTCGGTCTTGGTGCGCACCGCCGTGATCAGCCGGGTGTAGGCACTTTCTTCCTTCTGCAGCGAAGACGTCGCGGCCTTTCCCGCGTCCGATTTTTTGTAGGTTTCGGTCGCCAGCTTGGACGCCAGGGCGACGTATTCCTTCTCGGTCAGCGTGACGCCCTTGATCTTTTCCGCATACTCGGTTGCAGTAATCGCGCCGCTGGCAAGCTGGGCACTCGCGTCCTTCTCGAGCGCGGCGCTTTTCTCGCGGGCCGCATGCAGTGTGGTCAGGTCCGCAAGGTACTGCTTGTCGACGCCGGACAGGCGTTCGCGTACCTTGATCAGGTCTTCCGTCGAGGTGCTGACGGAATCAATCTCTGTTTTCAGGCTCTTATTCTGCTGAACCGCCTGAGTGAGATTGCTGTACTGCAGGCCAAGCGCATACAGCTGAGCCTGATCACCAGCATCGAGCTCCCTGCCTTCCTTCTTGAGATTGTTGCTTTTCTCCGTCAAACCATTGATTTCGCCAAGGATCGAAGCCATCCGCTCCATTCCTGGGCTGTTGTCCTTCGCAGCGTCGGGTTGCCCCTGTTTGATCAGAGCGAGACGCTCGCGCAGCTTGACGTTCTGCTTTTCGAGGTTGGCGATGATTTCCGGGGTACTGGCTTCGGTGCTCTCGGCGGCTTTTCTGTTCGCCTCTTCGGACCGGTTGCCGTAGACGCTCCAGGCAGTGGCGGCCAAGCCAAGCACCGTGATGATGGCGCCGACTGGACCGCCCAGCAGCCCAAGCGCACGGGTGGCCAGTCCAGTGCCGAGTGCACCAGCTGCGGTGCTCGCGTTCAGTGCATCTTGCGCCGTCTTCTCTGCCAGGCGCGCGGCCGTGACCTGGGCCGACACGCTGGCGGACTGGCGGCCCAGCATCGCGAGCTCGGCCAGCATGGCGGAGCGTGCTGCCTCGGCCACGGTCAGTTCCGCAGTGGCCAGGCGCAGCGTGCGCAGTGCAAAGCTTTGCGCGCCTGCGGCCGTCGCTGCGGCGATCGCGGTCTCGGCTGCGGCGATGTTGGCGTTGGAGGCAGCGAGCTTGGCCACCGTCTCTTCGCGCGCGACCGTAATCACCGCCTGTGTCGTGGTGAGCTGGCCGATCCGGGCCGAGACGCTGGCCACTTCCGATTCAGCCTGGGCGATGTTGGCAGCGCGCAGCGCGGCGCTGGCAGTGACCTGCTTGTAGGTGTCGGCCACCCAGGCCGCGGCCCACGATCCGACCTTGGCGGCCGTCATGGTGGCGATGCCGCGGGCGAGCAGGTCGACGTTGTTGGCCAGCAGGCTGATGCCGCCGGTCAGCACCGCAACCGTGCCGTTCGACTGCGCGCTGACGGCCGTGAACTCCATCACGTTGTTCTTCAACACCTGCAGTGCACCGCTGATGGTCTGGACCTGGCTGGCCTCGTCGCGCAACGAGCTGAGTGCCTTTGGCAGAACCGTGGCCATTACGTCGGCGGTGATCTTGCCATTCGATGCCATGTCCTTGAGCGCGCCCACGGGCACGCCGATGCCATCGGCCAGCGCCTTCATCAGGCGCGGAGCGGCTTCATTCACGGCGTTGTATTCCTCGCCGCGCAGGGTGCCGGAGGCGAACGCCTGCGACAACTGCAGCTGCGCACTGGCTGCTTCTTCCGCCGTCGCGCCGCTGGTCTTCAGGCTGAGGTTAACCACCTCGGTGATGTCGGCCACGGTCCGCTGGTTGATACCCAGCTCACGCGTGCCGTTGGCGATGCGGGCGTACAGTACCCCGGTGCCGGCCAGATCCGACTGCGCCTCATTGCTGATGCGTTTGACGGCAGCGTAGGCGGCCACATATTCGTTTTGCGACTGGGTGGCAAGGTGCAGCTGGGAGGTAAGCTTGGTGTAGGCGTCGGAGGTCTCGACCACCTGCATCAATCCACCGCCGATGCCGATACCAGCAGCCAGGTTGCGCATAGCGCCCTGTACGGCATTCGACAAGCTGCCCATCGACTGAGCGATATTGTCGATTTGCCGTTGCGATGCAGCAGCGCCGTCGACGCTGAAGCTGATCACCGCACCGGAGCTTGCCGTGTATGCCATTTTGTTTTGCCTTTACCGTTTTGCTGCCCACTCGTCGAGCGCCACGCGCTCCATCGCCTGCACGGTGAGGAAGTATTCCCACCGCTGTTTTTTCGGGATCCCGAAGTTCTTGATACAGATCTCGACGCCCGAGTAGTCCAGGCCCGTCCGGTAGCCGTTGTCGCTGCGCCACTGGGTCTGGAGCGATAACCACAAGTTGAAGGACCGGACGTTTTCAGGCCAAAGCCTGTACTCCTCCTCAATTTCCAGTTCGTCTTCAAAGACCAGCCCGAATGCCTGAAATGCCTTGTTCAGGTAGGCCTCGGGCTCCGGCTCATCCGCATCCGGAATGCGAAGGTCGCCGCGCGCCCACAGGCGCACGGCTTCCGTCAGTTTTTTGCTTTGGCCCCGATCGCTTTCAAGTAACCGGTGAGGATCACATCGTTGATGCCAGGGGTCTGAAACATCGCTTCGAGTGACTCGGGGCAGAAATCAGCCGGACGGCCGTCCTCGCCCACCACCAGACCTTGGTCTTTCCAACCAGTGATGAGGCCAGCGAGCACGCCCTTGAGCTTGGCCGCTTGCTCACCCGGGACTGCGGCGACGCGATCGCGCCATTCCTGATCGGTCAGCCGCGTGCAGGTGAGCACGAAGTTGAATTCCTTTTCGGCGTCGCCGTCGAGCAGAGTGAGGCTCAGCGGGACGGTAACGAAGGATGCAATGAGTGCGAGTTTGTATTTCATCTGTGTTTGTGAATTGAAGTTGAGGTTGAGGAACTGCCTTACAGCACGACGATGCGCCACTCGTCGTTGCCATTGACCGGCATGAAGCGCAGGTCGTAGCCGATGAGGCGCTTGCCGTTGCGCTCGACTTTTTTCGGCGCCAGAAGCTGGACGGCAGGTGCGAAGAAAATGATTTTGTTGCCGCCAACAGTGCCGATGACGATGCCCAGGCTCTGCGTGGTGTTGGCCTTGACCATCGCCATCAGCGCGATCTCCTGGGCGGCAGTCAGGTCGAATTCCAGGCTGCCGGTCGACTCGCGGTCGGTGACGTCCACCGTCTCGACGCTGAGCATTGCGTTGAAGCCGACCTGGTTGCCGACCTTCATTTCGAGACCAGTGCTCGAATAGAGCGTGCCGCCAGTGAGCGCACCAGCGGCATACACGCAGCCCAAGGTGATGTCGATGACGTTCGCCTTGGTCATCGCCACAGGCTTCTTCCAGGCCGTATAGGTGCCGGTGTCGTTCGCTGCCGCCATGCCGCCGTCCAGTGCGGTCCAGTCGAACTTGAGCGTCGGGCGGTCCCCTGCTTTCGCCGACAGCGTGAAGTCGCCCATGGCGGCAAGCAGCTTGTGCAGGGCGCCATCGTCGTAGTAATACTGGGTCGCCGATTTCAGGCCGGTCGAGACCGGGGTGTATTCCACGCGGGCGGGGCTGGCCAGCACGCCTTCAGCACATGCGCACGCCTGCAGCAGCTGGCCCCACGCCGGGGCCGTGCCTGCGGTACCGGAGCCGGCAAGCTCGACGGTGTAGCTCGCCTTGACGCTTGCCGAGCCGACCAGCTGCTCACTGGCGCCGAAAGTGCCGCGGATCAGGTTGCGGTCGATGTTCTGGGCGTCCAGCGGGGTGATGTTTGCATCGCTGATCAGGATTGCATTGGCCGCGCCAGTCGGCACGGCGTCGGTACCCGTGGTGGCCTCGATCTTCGCGGCCACCATGGTGTTCTTGATATAACGTCCCGGCATGATTACTGCTCCTGTTCGGTGTCGGTGTGGCCGGCTTCAGCAACTTCTGCTGCCGACTCGGTTGCGGGAGGTACTGGGTCGTTGGAAACCCATTCCGATTTGGCTTCGTCGAAGCGCCAGGAACCGCCACCAGGCGGCACCGGGATATCGCGCGCGGGGGCGCCGTTGTTTTCGGTGGTCATGTCAGTTCAGGGTGGAATTGGTGGTGCGGTGGTCTGCGATATAGGTGAGCCGAACCCACCCGGTTTTCTTGCCCTCAGCGGTGTTTTCCGCCTCCAGCCCGGCAATGCGCAGGTCGCCTACGAGGCCGCCAAGAGTGGTGTCCTGCGCCAGGCGATCGGCCACAGCGCCGAGCAGCGGGTCGACAGCCAGGTCACCGGACTGCTGCACGCTGCGCGCGAAGACCTCGACGGTGATCCGGCTTTGCCAGTCGATCGGCGCGCCGGAGATCGTTTCCCGCTCCGGCTGCGCGCCTTCCCACTGGATGCTCACAGCCTTGTCAGCCTGCTCGGGCACCACGGTCGAACGCGCTCGATCGATGACAGGGCAAACGGCAGGCGCAGCCTGGAGCACGGCGATCATGGCGCCGACGATCTGGGCGAACGAAGTGCTCACTGGGTCAGCCCCAACGTCAGGAGCGTCAAGCCGGTGCCGTCGGGCGCTGCGGCCAGGATGATGTAGGGCACGCCAGCAACCGCGATCTGCTGGTCGACGGGGCTGTCCATCACCGATCCCGATGCAACTATCACGGTTGGCCCGGTGTCGGCCGCGCCCATGCCGAGGACAGCTACGGACGAGGGATTGCGGAAGACACCGGGGACCGTCGCGCCGTTGATATTGACCAGCACATTACTGAGCTGGTTTAGGACAACGGCGTTGACAGCCACTTCGAGTTCGGCGAAGAACATGGCCGGATCCTTAGCGGACGACGCCGTCGAGCAGCACGGTCGCGGCGCTGACGCTGCCGCTCTTGTCGACCGTGACCGCGCCGACCAAGGTGTTGTTGGTGGCAGTCGTAGTGATCTTGCGGGCGGCGTCGTCCCAGTAAACTTTCGCGCCTGGGGCGGCGGTGTCGGCGGTCACGGCGGTGAGATCGAACACGCCTTCGCGCTTGATCTCGACTTGGGCGCCTTGAGCTGCGTTGTAGGCCGCGATGCCGAACAGCGTGCCGACTTTGACCCCTTGACCACTGGTCACGGCGTAAGGTGCAATCACCGTGATCATGGTGCCGGGTTGGATGAAGTTTTTCATTGGTCTCTTTCTTCGTAGATGAGCGATCAATCCAAGCCGAGGCTTACGCCCCCGCGTTCTTGTACATGCCGCGCCAGTCGATTGCCTTGGCTCCGAACACGTGACGGGCCTTGATCTGCAGACCGTCGACCTCGAATCCCTGGCGGGTCTCGGTGAACAAGCCCTCCTCGCCTTCCAGGAAGGCGTATTCGATTGTGTCGACCAGTGCCGGCGTAGCGGCCAGGTGCCAGGACTTGCCGTCGATGCGCGGGTCGACCACGACTTCCAGACTGGTGTTGTAGTTCGGGTTGATGTCACTCGCCTTCGCGGCCACGAACGACGCCGAGGTGTATTTGTTTGCGGCGCTCTCGTTGTCCGGACCGACGATCAAGAAGGATGGAGTCAGGTTCAGCTTGCGGCCCTTCAGTCCGACCTGCTTGCGCATCGCCGCGCGACCATCGCCCAAGGTCAGATCGGTAATCGCGCTGTTGGCACCGGCCACGTTGCCGTGCGCGGCGTCGAACAGAGCAACACCGTCCGACATCAGGCCTGCGCCGGTCAGGATGCCGTAAACGATGTCGCCCTCGATCGCCGCAGCTTCCGCAGCCAGAGCCAGGGGAATACGGTCGAATGCGCTCAGGTCATCGTTGATGATCGTTTCCCAGGTCAGCGCGACAATACCGCCCCACTTACCCAGCGAATACTTCTCGGCCGACTCGCCGAAAGCGATCATTTTGTACTCGCCACCCGGGTTAATCTGCTTGAACGCAGCCGATTCGGACAATTGGGTACGCGCCACTTCGCGGAAGTCCGGCGCCGTCGATTCGCGCGCCCAGCCGGTGAAGGTGCGTGCCTGAATCTCGTAGGCGGCGCGCAGTGTGCGGTTCACGGTCCCGGCAAGGATCTGCGGAAAGTCACTGGTCGACATCATGCCGGAGCGGCCCTGCATGTCGCGGTCCAGGTTCATTGCCATCACCGCGATCTCGCGACGCGACAAACCGCGTGCGCTGCCGCCGCTCGACTCAATCGATTCGCGCGCCATATCCATCAGGTTCATGCCGCGGTACTGACGCGCAGCGCCCACGCGTTCGACATCGCCACGGAAAGACGCGCTTGGGTTTGCGCGCAGCACGATGGCGTCGCCGATCGCGTTACGGCGCCGTTCCGTCTCGTCGCTGACGGTATGAATGCGCACATTGCGGTGACCGCCAGCGCCGGCGTCGGCGCGAGCCAGTTCGTCCAGCACAGCAGCGCGCGCTTGGTCGACAGAATTACCGCTACGGATCAGGCCGGCGGCCAGCTGGCCGACGTTGTGGCGGGCGCACATTTCGGTGATCTCGGCGGCACGGTTTACCGCTTCTTGAGCGGCGCGGGCGGCAACGTCATCGCCGGCGGGCGGGTTCGCGGTCGCGGCAGGCGCTGCCGGAGCAACCGTCGGTGCGGCGCGGGTCTGGTCGGTGGGCGCATCGTTCGGTGCGCCCGTCTGGGTACCTGGCATCGGCATATTGGGTTCCTGTTGGGTTGGGGATAGGGCGGGCGCCCGGGTGATAAATTCGCAGGGGTGGCCGTTCTGCGGTGCGCTGCGCGTGCTTGCGCCTGCGTCGAACGGAACGGTCACGAAACTGATTTCGTACGGCTCCCACGCGACGGCCCGATACAGCGGCACGTTGACGCCGTCGGTCCGGTCGATTGCGCGGGTGATTTCGTATCTGCTGACGCGGTAGGTGAAGCTGATCGAGCGGATGATGCCGGCCCGGATGTCTGCGACGACTCCGGCCAGCTCAGGCCTGGTCGACAGGCGCAGCGTGGCTTGCCCTTCACCGTTTGAGATGCTGCCGCGAACGGCAACACCAATGATCGATTTGATGCCGCCTTGAATGTCGTGGTTGTCGATTACCTGTACCACGCCGGAGTCGAAGCGCGTCATGTCGACGGCCTCAGGGGTTACGAGCAGTTCCTCGTCGTACGGGGTGTCGTTATACCAGTCATAGCGCCGGCCCATCGCGCCGGTCGTCCAGACGACGTCGATGGTGTTATCGGCTTCGTTGAAAGTTGACGGCACCAGCGTTGCCGCGCGACTGAGCGGCGGCATATCTCGAGGATCGGTAGCGGAGCGGGCAGCGTTCTGCTGGGAGTTTGGCGTAGGCATGACCACATGATGCGGATTTCCCAGTACCAATTCTCGGAAAAGTGGAACAGTTTTACGGCCGCGTTATTTCTCGTGCTCGGCAACGTGGTAGCGCCCATCCCTCAAAACCAGGCTCTTCGCCGGATAGGCTGACGGAGCGGATGCCGGATCCAGCTCCGGCGTTACTGGCAGCTGGCCGACGGCACGCTGCGAATCCTCATTTGTCTTCGCGGCCACTCCGTCACGCAAGGCCAGCAGAGCGGTGATGTTCATCATGGGTCCACCTCGTTAAACCAGGTCGTTTTGTCGAACCGCTCGCCGTTGGCGCAGCGCACCCGCGCGATCCACTTCCAGCCCTCGGGCGGCGCGCCATCGATCCCGCCCAGGAATGCCGCAATGAAGGTGCGCGACACCCCGTCGATCGTCACGACCTGGATTGTCGGCTCGGCCAGCTGGTCGACACCGAGCAGGACAAGCTCCACGCTTTTCGCTGTCGTGTTGCGATCGCGCAGTTCGGCGGTGATCTCCGCGCCGTACCAGCTTTCCTCATCCGGATCCCGGTCCACCTTCCATTTTTCGCCGTCCTTCGTTGGCATATTCAAGCTCATTTGAGCAATCCTCATCCTTGGGCCACTGCCCTCAAAAGTTACAATCCTGCTGCCGCTTCCTTCGAAGACGACAATGCGGGATGGGTGGATTTTTGATACATCGATGCCGACCGGCGCTTGCTCGGACAGCCGCCCAACCGCCGCCGCGACAGCGGCAGCGATCCCTGTCAGCGCAATCCTCGTGGACAAGGCGCCGGTGGCGATCGCCGACGAGGCTGCGGTGCCAGCGAGGCCGGCTGCAGTCCCGCCAAGCGTCGCCGTCGCCGTGGACGTCGCTGCAGCAACGCCAGCCAGCCGGATCCCGGTGGACAGCACGCCCGCGCCAGACGACACCACGGCACCTACGCCCGCCAGGCGAATCGCCGAGTTGAGCGTTCCCGATCCGACTGCCGCACTTGCCGCTCCGCCAGACATCCGGATTGCCGTGCTCAGCGCACCTGACGCCGAGGCCACGACAATTCCCGAGCCAGAAATCGATGTGTCCGCAACCACGGGCGAGTACGCGCTGACGGCCGCAAGCGCGGCGCGATCACGCGGAGCCTGCCACAGCGCCCACGGATTTTCCGAAAAGGCCTGAGTTTCAGCAGTGGTTGGCTCGATCGGTGTGAGCACCCGGCCGGCGAGAAGCGTGTCACTCTGGGAGGCCCAGTAGGACGCGCTGACGAAGGTACCGCAGTACATCACGCTCGACGGATAGCTGATCGGGCTCTGTGCAATAAAGCGGATCAAGCGGCCGTTGCGCCAGAGTTCCATGCCGGACTGGCGGCGCACAATAACGAGGAGCGTCAATTCGCCCGGGGTCAGCACTTCGCCAGAAGGGTTCAGCGCATTGCTGCCGCCGGCACCCCAGTTGTAGACAGCGCCCCACTGGGTGGAAGATCCGCTCGCCAAGTCACCGAGCGAGCCAGCGATACCGACCTGGGCGCTCTCCGAGCCCGTCAGGAATCCCGGCGATGTGTTCGATGAGTACAGGGTGGCTGATGGGTACCCGTACCAAAATTCGACAAAGCTCTGCGTTCCGATCGCGGGCAGGGCCTCGGTCTGCACATAGAAATTTTTGCGGAATGCCCACGTGCGCCCGGCTGGCCGGACCATGCCGGCATAGCCCGTTCCGCCGCGGACCAGCTGCTTGCCAGTAGCGTGGTTGATGTCCTGTGATGCGGTGATGATCGCCAGCGCATTCGCTGCAAACCGGTTAGATCGGTCGAGCTGGGCGCCCTGCTGCGGCTGCTGACGCAGGCGGCTCGGCAGTAAGAGCGCGCTCATCCTTTAACCTACCGTCAGCGATACTTCCGACACATAAATCGCGCCGGCCGTGAAAGCGGCACCAGAATCGTTCTTGACCACGAATTTCACGTTGGGGGGCAGGACCCCACCGAAGGATGCTGCGACCGTGAACAAACCAGTCTGTGGCGTCCCTGCCGAAGGGAGTTGCAAAGAGCCGATCCGCGTCATGACAGCCTCGTCCGCGCTGTTCGCGCCGGTCTGGTAATTCAAGCCGTCGATGGAGCCGAGCGCGAATAGAACGGCCTGCTTGTTGCCGGACACGGCACCCGGGGTAATGTTTACCTCGACCAGCAGATCGGACGGCTGAGTTGTCGTGTTGTCCTTGGCGCCGGTGGTGACATAAGCGCCGGAGGCGAGCGTCCCCAGGAAGGGCGCGCTCACTCCTACTTTGCCGGTCACAGCTTGTTTCAGATTTGCCATGCGGCCCTCACTTGTTCTTCGGTTACCACGCCCATGCCAAGCATTTCCGCGCGCGATGCCGACTGGATCGCCAGCGCCTTGAGTTGTTCAGCCAGCGCTTGCGGCATGGCGTCGGCGTCGACCAGGTTGTCGATCATTCCCTGCGTGCGCGCGTGCCCAACATCGATGCCGGAATCTGTCGACAGGAAGGTCAGCGCCCACTTGACGGCGCTGATGCCGGATGCGGCAGCAGACAGCGCATCAAGGACATCGGCGCCGTCTTCGCACTCCGCGAGGATCGTGCGCGCCGTAATAAACCGCGGCTTAACCATGCTTTCTGTCAACGCATTTAGCAGCTCGACCACCTGGCCGGGCGCATCGGGCATCAGGTGCGCATAGCCCAGCCCTTTCGGGTCAGCGCGCAGCTCATCGGTCAGCGTCGTCATGGTCAGTTGTCGATCTGGTAGGTCAGCTGGCCGGCGGCGAAGCTTGGGGCCGGGTCGCCGTTGTTGATGGTCTTCGGTGCGCCCAGCGCGGCGCGGATCAGCTCGGTGCCGCCGGTTAGAGCATCGAAAATGCCCCACTCGACCGCCTGCCCCCATGCGCCGGTCGGCGTCGGGAACGTGATTGCGTTGTTGTTCGAAGTAGTACCGCTCGAGCCGCTGGAGACGGCCGTGGTGCCGGCACCCTGCGTGCCCGCCCAGTTGGCCAGGTTGGCGGTGACCGCGACGCGCACATAGCCGCCGCCGCTCAGCTCGGTACCGACTGAGGCGTCGCTGCCGGCCGCGCCGATCAGGCCGACGTACAGCGTGGACGGGCCGGTGCCGGCGGCAGCGGTCGAGTTGGCCAGGCCCAGGGCTTGACCGCGGAACAAGAAGTCGATCAGCTTGTTTTCGAATGCGTCGGTATTGGCGCTCATGGTTTCCTATCGTCTTGCGGTTGTGGTTACGTGACGCCGCTGATCATGCGGCGGTCGCTCCGGTTGTTTTTTCAGCCTGGGGTTGGGTTGGAAGGTTGCCACGCTGCATAAAGAGCATGGTTTCCAGAATCCCAAGATCCGTGAGTTTGTCGAAGTCCGACTTCCACTCGGCGAATACGACGTCGGGGTCATAACCGCGTTGCCGGAGCTTCTCGCTGATGGTGGACAGCCCGGCCCCGATCTCGGCCTGGTCCGCCTTCACGTCCTGCTCGGGATTGACGTAATCCCATTTCGGAGGACTGAAGTCGACAGACACATCGCGCGAGCGGATCTTGCCAGCTAGGTAGGCCGCCTCGACGAAGGCTTCATGAATTGGAATCAGCAGTTTCGGGATCAAGGTCAGCCACTGCATTTGCTTCACATCGTCGCGGAAGTCCAGCAGGCGTACGCGGGCGCTGCTGAAGTTCACTTCATTCATGTCACCGGTGATCATTTCGTATGGGACACGAAGCCCGGCCGCAATCAGGTGCAAAGCAAACTTGACGTACGCCACATACCCTGGGACGGCCTTCGGTTCCACGACGGTGAAGTTCATCCCTGCCGGCATGCCGAAGATGCTGCCGCCGCCCAGCTCGCCCAGATCGCGCGTGCCTTGTCCTTGCGCGGCACCGCCGTCCCCGTGAGAGGCTGGGTTATCCATCTGGCTCATGTCGCCGCTGGCCAGGACGCTCAGCCTGCTTTCGAGGTTCTTGCGTGCCAGTTCAGCATCCTCGTACAGCTGGAGGTCGCGCACGCGGGCGATCACCGACGCGAAGCGCGAGAAGCCGCGCCCCTGGCCCGGCCGCTCTGGGTTGTACAGGTGAATGATGTTCTTCGCGGGGACGCGCGAGCTTTGCGCCTTACGGCCACGCATGACCGACGCATCGCCTGGGTGCTGGTCCCATAGGTAGTAGGCAGCGACGGCGCCAAGCGCGTCGTACTCGATACCGTTGATGATCTGGTTGCCGCCATTCGTGCCAATCCGGTCGCTGTCGAGCCAATCGATTTCAAGTAGCTGCAGCTGTAGGGGCACGGGAAGGTTGTCGGCGGCGCGACGTGGACGGAGGCGGACAAGGACCTCGCCATCCTGTTCCATTGCCGCATACGCTGCTTTCTGCAGGCCGAAGAAGTCAAGACGGCCGTCAGCGTCGCAGACCTTCATCCACAAAGCGAACAGCTTGTTCAGCACGTCCTTGTCGACACCGGTGGCACGCGGCACGATGCCGGTACCAATCGTTTTCGACACAAGACCGCCGAGGGCAGCCGTACAGTAGGGGACATTCTGCACCAGTGCGCGCGCTTTGTTGCGTAAGATTTTTGCATCGGCCTGGTGATCGGCATTTGCACTGGCACCGGCGCGGCGTGGACGCCATGAATCGCGTGGACTGGCTGCCTCGTATGCGCGCTCCAGGCGCTTGCGCGCGAAGTGCCGAGCGATGCCTGCCTGGGGACTGACCCAGCCGACAACACGGTCCAGGAAATTCGGCATCAGTCGCCCCTAGTCGTGGTGAAGCGGAAGCTGAAGGCACGTGGGCCCCGGTTCTGCGAGCTGGCGTTGACAATGCGCGCCACGTGGTCGCGCGCGGCGATCAGCGCGCTTGTGGTCTGGTAGGTATGCTTACGGCCTTCGAACTCCACGGACAGTGTGCCGCGGGCGATCGCCAGGTCGAGTGCTTCGAGATCGGTTTGGGAGAGGGCCATGCCGCCAAGAGTAGCGATTGGCCCGTCCCATTTCTCGGAAAAGTGGAACGTTATTTCTTGGAGGCAGACTGTTTGATGATTCGGTAGACGGTGGTCCGGCCTATCCCCAGCCTACGCGCGATCTCGGTTGCATTGCGGCCGTTGAACAGCGTGAGCACCTCAGCTTCCATCTGTCGTCGGCGTGCCATCGACCGACGGGGAATATAAATCTCGATACCCCTGAACTCGTCCCGGACCTCGTCCTGCAGCTTGCCCAGTCGCGGTGCCAGCTGGGGAAACTCTTCCACCAAATACCGGAAGATCGCCGCGACAAGGTCAGGATTGTCGAAGACCTCGGCGCTTACCACTGCCTCCCGGCGGGACGGCGTGGGGGTGTGGGGCTGGTCTGGGGTTTCGATGGTGTCCATGGGTTGGTGTTTTCTTGAACGTGGTTTGCGGGTGCCTGCTGTGCGGTGTGTCGGGCTTCGGCCGGTTCCTCGGCTGCTGGTTCGGGTGGTGGTTCCTGGAAGAGGTCGCGTGTGTTCGGATCGACGAAGTCGCGCACCAGCTTCCACTGCGCCGCGGTCTTTTTATGCAGGCCCAGGTAGTGGGCGCAAGCCACGGCATAGACCATCAGATCGCCGGCTTCGTTGCGGTCGTTCTTTTTCTTCTCCCAGACGCGCACCTTGCGCCCGCGCTTGTAGACGGTGATGCAATATTCGGCGGTGAGCTGGTCGTAATACTCGGCCGGCAGATCCGCCGGGAAGTGGATCGCGCCAGGCCCGGCGACCAGCCCGTAGCGCGCGGACAGGTAGTCCTTGGCCGTGTCAGTACCGATCAGCCAGAGCTTGGCGCCGTGCGGCATCGTTTTGCCCTGCCAGTTGACGTCGACCAGCGACGGCTTCGCACTCAGGATCGGCTTGTTCAGCGTCGACGCGCCCTTGATGGCGTACACGTGGCGGTGCTGGCGGGTGCGCGTGAAGTTGTACACATCGTGCGTGTTGGCGCCACCCGAGTCGATGAACGTGGCAGATACAGGTAGCTTGCGACCGCCCACGTGCGGGTAGTGCGCCAGCAGCACCTCATTGTCGAGCCGATCCCACACCGCCTGTTCCGACGGCGATCCGGACAGCACCTGGTAGTCGACGATGAATCCTTCCATGCCCTCGCCCCATGCCGTGACCTTCGCCTCGAGGCGGTCGGGCTGGGTATCGACGGTGCACACCAGGATCAAGCCACCCTTCGGTACCGTGCCGAGCTTGTACGCTTCAGCGCGCGCCTGCAGCTCGCTTGCCTTGGTCTGTTCCTTCTTCCGCTCCCAGCAGCGCGCCAGGCGCGTGTTGTAGAACGTGATCATCAGTTCCTGGTCGCCCTCTTCCAGTTTGGCCTTGGCGGCGCGGTACTCGCGCAACAGAGCGATCCACGGCAGCCAGCCGTATGGCGCGAACATCGCGTTGATGGTGAAGCTGACCGTCTCGCCATCACCGGGTACGCCTGTCGACCAGAGGCCCTTGGCGAACATCCGGTTCTTGTCCGTCTCGTACATCACCGCGCCGCAATCGATGCAGGGGTAGATGGCCTGACCGGCGTCGTCCTGATCCAGGCGTTCGAACACCAGCGGCTGGGCATGTCCGCAATGCACGCACTCTGCCAGTGCTTCCTGCTGGGTGCCCTGCTTGTACAGGTGCTCGATGATCGATTGGCCGACCACCGTCGGCGAGCTGGGGAAGTAGCTCTTCCGGTTCCGCTCGAAGGTGGTCTGGCGCGCCTTGGCCAGGGCCACGGGGTCACCCTCGCCGTTGACGTTGCTCTCGGCGCGGTCGACCTCATCGAACAACACGCGGCGCGCCGGGATCTCGGATAGGTTTGCGGCCGCGCCGGCGGTGACGATGTGCAGGGATCCGCCGATGTATTCCTTGGTGTCGAGCGTGTTCACCGAGTCCCTGGCGCGCGGGGCGGCGACACGCTCGCGCACTTCCGGTACCGCCGCAATCGTCTTGCTCACCCGCGCGCTGGTACGCTTGGCCAGCTTGCCGGTGGGGAGGATCCACAGGAAGTTCGCCGGCGACTGGTGGACGCTCGCGCAAAACCAGTTCAGGCCGACCTGCGTCTTCAGCATCTGCGAGGCGCCCATCAGCGCGACTACCTTGCACGGGTGCGAATCGGACAGCGCTTCCATCACCTCGCGCGCGTGCGGCGTGCGGCTGGTGCGGTACTTGCCCGATTCGTTGGCGCCCGACTCCTTTGGGATAATCATGTAGCGATCGGCCCAGGCATCGACCGTCATGTTTGGATCGGGCTGCAGGCCGCGCGCGAACGCTGGCAGCACGACATCGACAGCTGGCACCATGCCGATCATTCGCCGTACCCTTCCAGCTCCACATTCAGTTTTTCGCTGAAGGCATGCGCCATGCTCTCAAGCAGGATGCGGAGCTCGCGATCGATGACTTCCTCACACTCCTCGGCGGTACGCAACGGCGCCACGTCGGCGGCAATGCGGCGGGCACAGTTCATCATGCCGTCGCGGATCGCCCTGGCTGCTTCAAACACGGCTGAGTCGACGGCGGTCTTGAGCAGGAACTGCCCGGCCATCTCGGCCAGCTTGATCTCGGCGGTTGCCGCCTCCGCCGCCTCCCGGCGAGCACGACTGCTGTCGTACCCGGGCACTTTCGCCGGCGGTTCCGCACCTCCGGTTCCTCCCGAACCCGCCGCCCCAGCTGGCTGCGCCGCCATAGCCGAAGAGGCAGGGCGGTTGCCGTTCGCGCGCTGGCGGGTGTTCTTGCCATACAGGTGCGTCGCGTAATCGGGGTCGAGCTGGCCGTCCGTCACCGGGATCTCGCAGCGCTTCACCGCGTCGTATGCGGACTGGCGGGAGATCCCCACGATCTTGGCCCACTCGGCAATAGTTGTCAGGTTCGGCATGTGTTTTGGTACGCTGTCAGGATATCTGTAAGGAAATTGTTTTGGGTTCCGCTAGTGCGATGACGGGGCCTGAATTACCCTTGCTGCACCACCTCCGGGAAGAACCTAACCTGGGGGGGGTGGGGCCGGGCCGCCCGGCAGGGGCTACCGAAGCCGGGCGCCCGCCACCGCCTGGGCCCACTCGGTCTCGAAGCGACGCGGGAACTGGGCATAGACGGTAGCCGTGCCGACCTCGAAGAAGCGCAGGCGCGGACGGTACTGCACCGCCTGCACGAAGACGAACACCGGCTTCACCGCCGACCCATGAGCGAACTTGCGCTTGAGGTAGACGCCCGGCTGCAGGCCACGGTGCGGCTTGGCCAGCGCGAAGTACGTGACGCCCTGGCGTGCAATCGTCCGGTTCGAGCGGGCACTGCCGGTGGCGCGCGACTCGAAGCCGGCACCGCGCTGCAGCTTCAACTGCGACAGGATCTGGGTGATCTGGCTGCGCTTCACGTTGCCGTTGCCGTCCAGCTGTGCGCCGGCGGCAGGCACCGCGTACCAGCCCGACTGCATCAGGCCCGAGCGCTGCAGCAGGCGCTCCATGCCTTTCTGGCCTCGGCTGCCGCCGTAAATCTGCGGCAGCAGGAAGCGGTCGGCGGGCGTGCCCTTGCCAAAGGGCTGGTCCTTGACCCACACGCGCGCCTCCAGGTCGGTCTTCTTCGCCGGCTTCAGGAAGGTGCCGTTCAACGCATAGGTGGTCGGGCGGTCGAAGGTGCGCGCCATCTCGGACTTGATGGCCGCCTGGGCGTCCTGCATCGCGCGCGTCAGCGAGACCGCGGCCACGAACGGTGCTTGGTTGCCCAGCAGGCGCAGGCGCTGAGCCACTTCGGGGAAGTTGGTCTGGATGTTCATGCGCATGATCAGGCTCCTTTACATGCCATAACAGCGTTGAGGTGAAACCCTGTTACGATGAAACCCGCATGGATACTGGCTTTGTTCAGGGTTAACAGGGTTAACATTGTTTTCTCTACGCACACGGATAATTTATTAAGGCTGCGCTTGGGAAAGGGCGGCGACGAAGATTCCGACGTGTGCGCGCCTGCGACCCCTGTTAACCCTGTTAACCCTGTAGAACCCGCATGGTTGCTGGCTTTCAGGCTATCGGCCTTCGGCGCAACGTTGATAGACCCTGTTAAGCGATGGGCGAGCATGGTTATTCCTTGATGTCCGTCAGATCGCGGAAGCGCTTGCACTGCTCGTTCAACGTGGGTTCTTTCTCAGGCTGGATCTTCGTGTGGTCGATGTCCTCGCCTTTCGGTGGAGGCGGAGGAGTCCAAGGCACGTGGAAAACCGTCAGCAGCTTCTTCGTGGCCGCGCCGATGGTGACCCACTGGCGGTCCTTCCTGACCCGCTGGGCGATCAGCTCCCCGAACTTCGTCATCGTCATCTGCCGGTACCCGTACTTGTTGCAGTAGCGGGCGTACAGCGTGTACAGGTCCGTCGACAGGCACGAGCAGTACGGCCCGGCCAGCTCGCCCGCCTTCCATGCCAGGTAGAAGATTTCCCAGTCAGGGCGCCCGAAGTTGATCATGCGTTCCTTCGAGGCCGTCATGATCGGCTTGGTGTGCGGCGTGAAGCCGTCTAGCGGATAATCGAGCAGGTAGGCATAGAAGGCCTCGCTCAGCCCATTCCCCAGCGCCGCCTGGATCTCGCTCAAGAGTGAGGGGTCGAGGGAGTTGCGCGCCTCGACGACTTCGAAGCGCCGGTCGTCGGGCTCGATCGGGACCGCCTGGAACTCGTTCGACAGCATCACCACGTTCATGTGGTTGGCTTCGGTGCGGTCGTCCTTGAACTTCTGGGTCACCATCTGGTCCCGGCCGGTGATCATGTGCTTGATCAGGCCGAAGTGGCTGTACTTGTCCTGGCGCGACAGGATCTCTTCGAACAGCACAAACAGCTTCTGCGATCGCCAGTGCGTGTACTGGGCGTCCAGCTGATGTTGACCGCCGGTGGAGCCATGCGCGCCATAGATGGGCTTGATTATCCCCTCGAAGAACAGGCTCTTGCCGGTGCCCTGCTTCTCGCCGAAGAACAACAGCGCGGTCTGCATCTTGGCGCCCGGATGCTGCAGCGGGTACGCGAGCCAGCGCAGCACCCAGTGAAAGATTTCGTCGCAGTTCGGCTCGCTGCTGCACAGGCTGTACAGCAGGCCGAGGGCCAGCTGCGCCTTGGCGTCGTCCTTCTTGGGCTTGAGCGGGAAGCCCTCGAACATGTTGATGTGCGTCTCCAGGTCGACCTTCTGGGTCGGGTCGAACACCAGGTTGTCCAAGTCCACCTCGCGCCGCATCCGGTGCTCAAGCCAGCGCGTGGCCAGGTCGCTGCCGCGGGCCAGGGCCATTGCGTCGTATGCGATGACGGTGCGCTTCTCAGCGTCCCAGACGGTCTTGGTCCCGTAGAGCAACGTGTAGCGGCTCAGCATGTTGACGATGTTGTCCGCCCCGTCCCCCTCGTCGACTGCAAGGCCGCGGCGCATGGTGGGCAGGTTGCGCGGGCTGATGGAGCGCCGTTCGGCGTGTTCCAGCCAGGCTTTCGCCACCTCTTTGCCGACGGTGTCCTGGAAGCCGGCCTTCTTCATGCGATGCTTGTTCAGCGAATCCCAGACATCGGTAGTGCCCTGCACCAGGGCGCAGTGTGCGATCGCCCACTCCAGCGACAATGCGCCCAGGGTGACCGGCGCTGCTTCATCGTTCAAGGGGAGCGGGGAATCGTCATCCACGATAGGCGGGGCGTCGTCGAAGTGCGGCGGGACCTCGTCGTCCACCGGTGGCTGAATGACTGCACTGAGGGCGTGGGAGCGTGCCGCCAGCACCTGGACTCGCACAAGGTCCAGCGACTCTGCCAGATACAGATCGTTGAAGTCAGACCACTTGTCGTCGGCGCGGTCGACGAACACAGGCGACACGACCGACGCGTTGCCCACCACCTTGGCGGCCGCCCGCGCGCGCGCGATGCCGGCATTCTCGAACTTGCGGGTCTTGACGCTGCGGCCGGCGCGGATATCGGCCTCGATGTAATCGGTACCGGTGGCATCCTGTCGCCAGGTGGCCCGGAAGTGCACGATGTCGCCGGACTTGGCCTCGATCTGATAATCCTTGCCGTCGATGGCTGGGTCCCATTCGACCTCGTAATCCTTCAGGAGCGCTTCGCGCAGGCGCGCCACCAGGCGGCTGTCGTCGTCGGCCAGGAACAGCAGGTGTGCACTGGGGAAGTCGCAGCGCAGCTGCTGCGCGACCGGCAGCAGGTTACCCGCGTTGAAGGCGACCATGGTGGGCGTGTCGAAGTTGGTCGCCATGCGCACCGTCTCGCAGGTAGCATAGCCCTCGCCCACCTCGATCAGCGTCGTCGTGTCGTCTGCTTTCCCAAGCAGGCAGCACGCACCGATCATGTCCATGCCGGTGCTGAAGCGCTTGGCGCCGTCGGGCTCGATTCTCTGCAGTCCCGCCAGCACGGCGCCCGCGCGGCTGTACTTGCGCGCCGGGACCAGCAGCTGGCCGTTCTGCATTACGCGAGTGCATTCGGAGCTGACGCGCTTGCGCTCCAGGTAGGCATGCGGCCCTTCGACAGCTGGCGCCCAATCCGCACGTGCGCGGTTGGCCGCGAGCTCGGCGTCGCGCTGCTTTTGCTCTGCGACTGCCCGCTGGTGGTCGGCCTGCTTGCGCTCCGCCTCGGCGCGCTCTTCCGGGGTCACGCCCTCCCAGTCGATTTGCACTGGGACGGCGTTGTTGTCGTCGCCATGCCAGATGCCAAAGCCGCCAGTGATGACGCGGCGGCCGGAAGTCAGGTCCAGCTCGCGCAAGACGTACCAGGCCTTTTTCTTCGGGCCGAAGCGGTGCGTCTTCCCGTCCAACACAGGATGGCCGGAAGGCAGGCCCGGCAACCCGTACGCCGTCATCTGGCCTATGACTTGATCAATTGTTGCCATTGGCGTTCTGATCCTTATCTTTCAATTCTTCGGCCAAGAGCATGACCAGGTGCGCGAGGACACGCGTCCGGTTCACAACCCGACGATGTCTCTGCGATGCTTCATGATGCGGGCGGATGGAATGCGTCCGCGCCACGTCACCCTGCTCTATCAAATTCATCTCAGCGGTCATCAGAACGGCACTGGTGGGATTGCTGGGCCGGGCGGCAGTAGACGTGGAACATCAAACCCATCAGCTCCTGCAGGGTCTTGTGCATCTGCTGAGCGATACCTTCCAGGGCCGCACGCTCGCGCGCATCGATCTCGCCGTCCTTCTTGGCGTCGCCATAGGTTTTCGACAGATTGCCCAGCTCGCATACCAGTTCGTGGAACTTGGCTTCGAGGTCTTCGCCATGCGAGCAATCGGCGGTCGGGAGGTCGATGTACACGCCGCCAGTGGCATGAGCAACGGCCTGGGCGAAGTGCTTGGTACCGGCATGAGCCTGGATAAGCAACGCAGTGTCCACGCGCATGCTGGAACCTTTGATCTCGTAGACGCGTGCCTCCAGCGCAGACTTGGCCATGCCAAGTGTCGCGGCAGTGCCCGCCCAGCCGTGGACCTTGATCATTTCTTGGTAGGCCTTCAGCAGTTCCATGGTTCTTCCTTCAAGTCCTAGGGTTTTGCCTAGAAAACAACTTTGTTAAGATGCAGCCAAGAAAACATTCAGAAAGTAAATTTCCTATGTGCATCTTTTTGAACAAGCGACGTCAGCTAAAGAGAACCTTCAGCACAAAATCGTTTGCTGTAATTGTGGTGCGTTACGGACGAGGCAAAGGGCTCGCCATGAGACTACGGCTCAACCGCTCTGGCGACGGTCTGGGCCGTGGATACCTTGGTCGACTTTTGTCGCCGAGCTGCAGCGTACAATTGCCCAGTCCACGTCAGGCCTCAATTGCTCGCACCGCACTGCGCCGCCTGTGGCCCGCTCGATAGCTGGGCAATGCTCAGCAGGAATGCGACGACCAGCAAGCTTCCACTGACCGACGGCCCCTTTAGTTACGCCAAGTCTTTCACCTAAAGCCTGCATCGAGCCGATGATGTCAGATGCCTCGTCGAGCGCTTCTTCTGGGGTCATTTTCATGTGGGAATCAAAGTAATTGAGGTAAGTATAGTTACTCTATACCTCATAGTCAAGGAATTCTATACCCCGCTGGTTTAGATTTCCTATACGATTGCAAAATGGAACTAAAATCTATGATTGCTGCATGGGTCAAAAGTGCGCGAACTGAGGCCGGGCTCTCTGGAGCGGCCCTTGGAGCCAAGCTTGCCCTCGAGCTGGGCACTGAACGTGGCAATACGAAGGCCAACATCTCACACTGGGAAACACAGAAGCACAGCCCTTCCCTTCACCAACTGATTGCAATTTCAAAGGTAACGGGCAAGGCCTTGCCAGATGAAATCCTCAGTGGGATGGGCGGCGCATCAGTCTCACGTAAGCAATCAGTTCAGCCGGGTTTTACTGACGAGCTATCTGATGTCGAGGACGGCCCGAAAATCTTAGCAACTCCCCGGCTAATTCCCGTAGTCGGGCGTGTGCAAGCTGGAATCGATGGCCTGCTGCATATCGATGATTTTGGCCCTGATCATCCAGATGGCTACGTGATGTGGTACAGCTCTTGCACTGAATCGTATGTTTTACGAATACGGGGAGAAAGCATGAGCCCACGATACCTTCCGGGCGAATATGTCGGGGTGGATCCCTGTGCAGAAGTCCTGCCAAGCGATGAGGCGATCATTTTGTTCAAGGACGGGCGACGGATGATCAAGCGTTTGCTGTGGGTTCGGGATATGCAGGCGTGCCTTGAATCCGTCAACAAAGATCACCCGAACATAATCATCGATTGTGAGGACGTGGATGCTATGCACCTTGTGCTGGGGCATATTCCAAAATCGGCGTTTCGACCAAACGTAGGGCATTAACTATTAACACATTAGTTGACCTTACTCCCATACGGCGAGTGACCCTACGGTTACGTGCTGGCATCGCAAGCTATGAAGCCGAAACAGATCTCGGGGAGGCAGAGCCGCTTGGAATGCCAACTACAGCCATCCGAGCATTGAAAGCGGACCCACAGCGCCTGTTAGCTTTGCGGGTACGTGATCAAGGGATGGAACCGATGCTCTTCGAAGACGACTGGATCGTAATCGATACCAGCGACACAGCAAGGCGTGACAGAGAGATATATGCAGTGAACTGGAACGGCGAGGCATGCGTGCAGCAGCTGGTAGAAAGAGGCGGTCAGTGGTATTTGAACTACGTAAATCCAGGATTTCATCCCCTCAATATACGCAGTGGTCAACTTAGCATTGTGGGAAGAGTGGTGTATCAGCCCGGGAGAATCATAACCGGAAGACTCTGAGTCGCTACGACACGCCTGAATGCCGGAACTGAGTTTTACGGAGAACAGATTGAGCAAAGTACGGACGAGCATACTTGGCGTAGCCACTGTTGCAATAATCGGCACTGGAGTCTACTTCTGGAAATATCAAGAGTGGATTGCGATTCCCCGTGCCCGCGAACCTTGGATAAGTCACCTCCGTGACCCGGCTAATGCAGAATTTCGCAATGAACAGATTATGCAAACGGGCGCACTTTGCGGCGAAGTAAATGCGAAAAATGGCATCGGCGGTTATGTAGGATTTAAGAAGTACATTTCCAACGGTGCTACGTCGAATTACATTGAAGACGGTGGCGTAATCGGCGAGTGGCAACATGTTGATTTTATGGCGAAAATGCAAAAAGAGATTGATTTGCTTAAGATGTATCAGGAGTGGAAAAATCAAGGCCTACCAATCCCCAGTCATTCGGATAGCGAAATGCATGCCCGTGCAGCAAAGAGTTTCTTCCTTGATAAGTGGAATGAGTTGTGCGAGCCCGGCCATCCTAGGCGCTAACGAGACGGCACCAAAGCCTCCCTGTTGCACTGTAGGGAAGTAGTCCGATTTGAAACAGTCCGCTTCATGCGGATTTTTTTCGCCCACGATGTATAGTTTTTCTTTACTTCTAAAGTATAGCTGTTCTATACTTGTTCCATCGAGACCTTTCTAGGAGTCACACGATGGGCGCAGCCTTCCCTAATACCGAACTGAAACGCATCACCAGCGAGACCGCCGACCGGCTGCGTCAGGCCCTGCTTGCGGGCCAGCCGGTAACCACCAAGCTGGTTGTCGATAACCTGATTACCTACCTGCGCGATGAGGAAGTTGTCGCCGACATGGCGCGCCGTGCGCTGACCGGCGAAAACGTCTTCGGGCATCTGGTGCGTACGTTGATTCGTGATGAAGCCGAGCAGATCGCCCGCGCCACCCTGGCCGCCCAGCTGGAGGCCGCATGACGTTCCTACGCCTCCCCGCCCGCATCGCACGCCGTCTGGCACGCAAGGCGGTAAAGCCGATTGCCCTGCGTTTTGTTGAACTCCAGATGCTCGCCAGCGAAGCCCGTGAATCGGACTGCATCACCGCGCGCGGCGTCACGGTGCCGATGAAGCGCTACGAGCAGCAGCGTCAGGTCGAGCTGATCGCGCGCCGCAACGTCATTCGGGGGTGGTGAGCATGAAGCCCTTCCAAGTCACCGCGCGCACCGCCAGCGACACCGAGCACTTCACCCACTTTGCCGAATCGAGCGGCCGGGCCGCCGAGGATGTGGCCGCGATGTTCGATGAGCCGTGCGGCATTACCGTCATCGCGGAGGTGCGCTGATGGACCAATCGATCCGCCTGCGCAACCCATCTGATGCTGCCTCCGATGTGGCAGCGCCTGGAAGCGCACCTACTCCGGCCATGCTGCCTATCCAACCGCCGGCTGGCATTGCCGCGTGGGACAGCAAAAGCTGGCTGCCACGGCGCTTTGCGCGCCTTGCGATCAATGCCGCGCTTGAATTCCAGGGACTGCTGGACATCCAGCCAGTGAATGGTCTTCGCGATCCTGACTGCGCGAGCGATGCCCGTCACGGCCCGCGCTACGGCTTGGCCATGAACCTGTTGCTCAGCTCTGTCCGAACCAGTCATCGTCGACCGCCAACGCCTTGGATGGAGCGTACTCCCGACATCGCCGGCATCTTCGCGGTGTTCGCGGCCCAGGAATTCAAATATTTGCTCGACGTCCAGCCGCCGGGGACCTTGTTCTTTCCTGGTGGCGCGCGCAAGGGTCGGCCAGATGCCCGCCAATCCCGCACTTACACGTTTGCTGATTCATTACTCAACCACGCGCTCTCGAATGTCCTGCATGGCACCTCGAGCGATGACTCGGCAACCGACAACGCCATCGCGGTTCGTTGTGTCGTATCCGATGGATCCGCAGATGCCCCAGCGGACATACTCGAGCTCCACGCCTATGTCCAGTCCGCGCTCCTCAGTCTCGGCCTCGAGCAACTGGACCAGAACGGTAGTGGCGGCAAACACGGATGCTTTCTCGAATTCCGTCTCGGCACCCTCGGCCAAGTTGATCAAGCCCTCAAGGCGGTCAAGGGCGATGGCAATGCTGTTCATGGAACGGCTCCGGAAAAGGTTGATGGAATGCCATTGTGCCATGCAGCCGCGGTCTCCAAGGAGGTTCGCTGATGGCCACTACGAACAGACCGATGGATGTCGCCGCATCCGTGTTACTCGTCGAGCGGCTGATGATCACTGCATTCTGCAAATTGCGCGATCCACGCAGCGACGCGTACAAGCTCGGCGTACGTGAGCTTCTCAACTGCAGAAGCATGGGCCTGAAGCTCCGTTGCTGGTACAAGCCGGGAACTGCCGAAGCAGACGCCTTCTATTCGGGCGTCGACGAAGGAAATCGCATCTGGCGGGAGCACTTGGAAAGCGAGGCCGTTATGGCGCTCCGCCGCTCGCTCCACACTGGCAAGTCTGACCCTGGCACCGACGGAGCCTGACATGCCCCGCGTTTCGCCAGACCGCGCCGCCCTCGAAGTCGCACACATAAAGCTGTGCACCACGGCGCCACTGGACGAAATGCTGAAGGACCCAAGCCTGAAAATCATTTTGGAGTCTCTCGCCCGCCGGCACATGCAGCGCCGCAGTTGGGTCGATGTGAAAAAGCTGCAGGCCAACGACAAAGAGTGATTGCCTCGGCGTCACCCCAAAACAATGATCAAAAACGATTTCGTCTCACTCAAGGTGGCTGCGGAGGATCGGAATAACGCCGCCGTATCGAAGGTCACCTCCTTCGCCGTCGATCCGCGCGTGCTGGAGGTTGAAGAAGGCTTCAACGCCCGCCCGTTGAACAAGGACCACGTGGCCGAAATGTCGCTGGCCCTGCGCAACGGCGCGGTCTTCCCACCGCTCGAGGTGCGTGTCGAGGATGGCCACATCATCGTGGTCGACGGCCACCACCGCCATGCAGCGGCACTGGACGCGATCGAACACGGCGTGGACATCAAATCCCTCGACTGCCGTCACTTCCGCGGGAACGACGCCGACCGCGTCGCCCACATGATCAGCAGCGCCGGCGGCCTGCCGCTGACACCGCTCCAGCTGGGCATCCAGTACCGCAAGCTGATCGGCTTCAGCTGGTCGGAGAAGCAGGTAGCTGACCGCGTCGGCAAGACGCTCCAGCACGTCAAGGACATGGTCCTGCTGGCCGAAGCCAACAGTGACGTGCATAAGGCAGTCAACGCCGGCGAAGTGTCGGGCAGCGTCGCTGTGGTCCTGGTGAAGCAGCACGGCAGCAAGGCCGGCCAGGTAATCCGTGAAGGGCTGGAAGAGGCCCAGGCCAGCGGCAAGACAAAGGTCACTGCCGGCGTCCTGGCGAAGCAGCGCGCCGCCCGGGCGCCGAAGCTCAAGCTGACCATTGACTTGGTCCCTGTGGGCGCCAAGCTGCCGGATGCTGACACAACCGTCTTCATCGTCGTTGCAGAAGGAGAGCTCTGGATGGGCTACCTCGACGGCGATACCTGGCGTGACACAGCAGGTACCCCGCTGGGCCATGGCCGGGTCGTCTATTGGGGCGCTGTCCCCGAAGTCCCGCAAGCACCGATCAACCCAACCACCCAGGAGAAAACTCCAGCATGAGTACCCAAGCATTTGCCCTGTTCCTGCAGGACCTGCGCGACGGCCGCGCCCATTCCGAGCTGTCGACCGGTCTGGCCGATCTGCTCGCTGCCGTGAAGGACACCGGAAAGGGCGGCTCCCTGACACTGCAGCTGAAGATCAAACCGGCCACGCGCGGCAAGGACATGGACAAGGTGGTCATCCTCGACAACGTCAAGGTCGATCTGCCGAAGCCTGAACGCGGCGAAGACTTCTTCTTCGTCACCGACGACAACGAGCTTTCCCGCAAACACCCCCGCCAGCAATCGCTCGAATTGCGCGAAGCGCCGGCACCTCAACCACTCCAATTCAAGGAAGCGTAATGAACGAAACCCAAAACACGGCAGCATCCGGTACTGTCGCCGGCCAGCTGCTGGCCAGCACCGTCCAGCCGCAGGAACATCTGCAGATCAACGAATCCGCTATTCAGCAGCTGGGCGCCCTCACCGTGGCCGCCACCAGTGTCCGCTCGATCGGCGATGCGCACTTCCTGGTCCTGCCGCCGGAATACAGGCACTTCGACATCACCAAGGCGATCGAGGGCGCCCTGCCCGAGCCGCACCGCAAAAGCGGTACCGTCGTCCTGTCGGACCTGAACAGCTTCATGCAGTTTGTCGCCGACCAAGCGTCGCCCGACGACTGCTACATCTATGCCCATCCCGACACGCGCACGCTGGTCGCCGTACTGAACGACCACGGCAAGGGCCATGGAGGCATGCCAGCCTGGCGTGACTTCCGCGTGAGCTATACCGCAGAACTCAGCCGCGAATTCACCGGCTGGTACCAGAACGACCGCAAAGCGATGGAGCAGGAGGCGTTCGCGGTCTTCCTCGAGGACAACGTGGCCGACATCAGCGAGCCGAGCGGCGAAACGATGCTGCAGGTCGCCCTGACCCTCCAGGCCAAGACCGAAGTCGCGTTCAGCTCGCACCGCCGCCTCGACAACGGCCAGGTGCAGCTGGCGTACACCGAAAACATCGACGCCCGGGCCGGCGCGGGCGACATCATGATCCCGCGCGAGTTCGCGCTCGGCCTGCGCCTGTTCAAGAATGGCGACGGCTACAAGGTGCGCGCCCGCCTGAAGTATCGCCTGGGCGGCGGCAAGGTCAAGTTCTGGTACGAGCTGGACCGCGTCGAGAACGCGATCGAGGATGCGTTCAAGGCCTACGTCGACCAGGCGCGCAGCAGCGGCTTCACGGTCCTCATCGGCAAGCCGTAAGCAAGGGATTCCCGCCATGCCGCGCTATCACCACCGCCAGCAGTTCCAGTCCAAGGCCAACGTCCCGATGGTGGCCGAGACACGCGACCGGCTCGCGCTCGAGATACGCATGGCGGGCGAATACCTAATCGGGCACCCGTCCATCGAGTCCTACAACACCCTGTCGAAGATGTTCGCCGCGCTGAATCGCGGCGGCATGGGCGCCAACCTGGTCGATCCCGGCGCCAACGTGCTGAATGGCGTCTGCGATCGCTTCGAGCAGACTGGTGGCATCACGGTGGAGCCCGAGGAAGCCGCGCGACTACGCCAGGTGATTGCCGATATAGACGCCGGCCTGCACCGAATCCCGCTGCAACGCTTTGCCCACGCCGTTGCCGAGGTGGAGGTGTTTGCGGCCGTTACCGAACTCCCCTGCCGGAAAAACGCATGACTACCATCCTTATTCAGTCTACCCCGGGCAAGCTGGCCGCGATTTACGAGGCAGCTGCACTCATCAAGGAAAAGGGCCCGATGCGGCGCTTGGAGCTATTCGCCGCGATGGACTTCGGCCCCGAGCGAACCCGCGAACTGAAGCTGCGCGAAGCGTTCCAGACGAGCTGGTTGCGAGAGGCGTCGTCTGGCCACATTGAGTTGACCGAATACTCCCAGCAACACTTCGACCGCCAGAAGTCCGCCAGCACCTATGTCGGCGAAGTTACGCCACCGCAATACCGAGGAAACTGGCGCACCGGCACGCTGAGCCGCCAGCACATCCCGAACCGCCGCGGTACGCGCGCAGACGTCCCGGAATGGTCGGTGCGCGAGACCGTATCCATCAAGACCATCGGCGGGAGAGAGACATGACCGACGGCCCAGTTTCTGATAGCCAGAACGAACCGCTCGATCCAGCGGCGTTCGCACACCAGCTGCGGTTGCTGAAATCCGCGCACTGCTGCCGTCCAGTCATCTACCGCGGCCGTCACCAGTTCATCAACGGGCTGACGCTGTACCAGAACGGCGGACGGGTTGCCATGACCGTATACTTGGGTGGTATTGCCGGCGGCCTCGACAGCACTGAAATTCAAATCAAAAGCGAAAAGCCCCAAAACCGTGAAACCAATCTACCTTGAACTTGAAGCCGTTGCATCCGCCGTAGCGCTGGCGGCGACAACTGTGCAGCGCTTGGTCCGGGACGGCGCGTTTCCGCGGCCGCGCCAGTTGTCAGGGCGACGGGTGGGGTGGCTAACCCGAGAGATTGAAGAGTGGGCGGAAACTAGACCCGTTTCGGATCTGCTTCCGCCAAAGAATACCAGCCGGCACAAACAGAAAATAGAAAAACCTGGCTTAGGCAGTTAAGCTTACCTGATTCTCAAATTCGATTCCATTATCGTTAAATCTAATGACATCTGCCAGCTTGACAGAATACCCCATGGAAATAATTTTCTTCCCAACTGCCGTTAAATAATCAATATTAGCCGAGAAACTTCCCAAGTTGAGCAGCTCCGCACCTAGCTTTGTTATTTTGAAGATTGGAAGCTCAAGCATGTGCTCTCCTTCCCGCTCAATAATTAATAACTTTTTGTGACATACAAGCACTTGAAGAAACTTATCATTATCTAACGACGGATATCTGTTTGACAATCCCACTGCATCTACACCGGTGATAATCCCAAGCTCCTGCAGCTGCAAAAGATCTCCAAACGTAAATATTTCAAATTTAGAAAAAGGTTCAACTTCGCGTACAATCCCTCCTTGAATATTATATTCAGCGATTCGCGATATTTGTTCTGCCTCGGCTTTCGATAACGTGCGTAAGAAATCCAAGGTACGGATAGAATAGGTTCCTGGAGTCTTCACCTCACCGGCGAGCACGCTTGCCCAAAGATTCTGCAACTGTTCAGAAGATACCTTGGCAACGTGGTCACGCCAAGTTGACAGCCAATCGTCTTCAATATTCTGGCTGGAGGGTTCCTGAGTTTCCTGCCCAAGCATTTGCTCCGCGATAACTATCGTACGCGCAACATTAACTTCAGATTGAATAATGTTTGCAGCATTGTGAGCGCTGACAGTTAGTATTAACTGACCCATGTCGAGTGTCGGTTCAATCCTACTGTCGGAAGCAGGAATTAAAAGCATGTGTGAATTGGAAGCATCAATCAATGGCACAAGTGTTCCGTCTTGAAGAAACCGCTTTTTCCCGGCTTTTACTTCTGCAGCATCGGCCTCCGCTTGGGCTAGAGCAAGTAATTCATGACGCCGGACCTCCGTTTGCGCTCTGCCTTCGCGTACAGTTTGCCAAGGCTTGAGGAGAGAGCCGACTCCTTTGTCCGTCAAAGTGTCCCACATCTTTTCAATCAGTTTTTCGCCCGGCCACTTAAATTCCATAAAATACGCTCCACACTATAACGCATTATAAAAAACCAACTATTCACAATCTATCTTTACTTGGCATTCGACGCTGCTAATTTCTCATAGTGCGCCGAAAGTCTTGAAAGCCATTCAAGCCGCTCGTGGTCATAGCGGTGTAAATTGTAAATTCCCGTTATCCCTGTTGGCATGTGTCCCAACACGGCCTCTGCCACTTCATCAGGACAGCCAAGCGCGGCCAACTGCGTACGCCCTGTGCGCCGTAGATCGTGCACCGACCAATGCGTCACCGGCAGTCGCGGGCGCTCATATTGGGGACGAGTCTTCGCGTACGGCTGATGCATCCAAACCATTGCGCTGACGGTCTTCTGCTCGACGTGGCCGCTGCGCCCGTCTGACGGGAACAGATAGCCCGACTTCACCAAGTTGAGGCGCCGCTGTACGATGGCCTCGGCCCGGCCAACTAGGGGCACGCGCAAGTCCGTCGCGTTGTCACGCCAAGAGTTCTTTGTCTTGGCCTTCGGCACCGTCCACCATAGACCATCGTTTTCGCGCGTAACGTCGTCAACTTCCATATCGAGGATCTCGCTACCCCGGGTGCAGGTCCACATATAGAGCGTGACCACATCTTCGACCATCCGCGAAAAATTCGGCAGCCAGCGAATAAGCGTGCCAATTTCATCCGGTGACAGCACACGCTTGGCAGTGCCGATCGACTCGCCCTCGCGCACGCGGCCCTTACTGCGCAGCTTGCCACGCATGATCTGGCGCCACCAGTTCGGAACTTCCTCGTCCAACTTTCCGGCGTCATGCCCATAGTCCCATGTGGCGCCAAGCTCAGCGCGCAGCCGACTCGCCTGGACTGGTGTGTCAAGATAGCTCTCGAGCAGACCGAACGCCCTGGCACGTGTCACCTGCACCGGGTCAAGATTGGCGAACTCCGGGTGGTCATCTAGTGCGCGGGCGATGGTGCGGCGAGCCTCGGCGGCGCTCTTTTCGTTACGATTGCGATCAATGTGGCCCTCCAAGTACATCGTGCACAGCGATCGCACGCTAAGCCGACGCGAGGCCGCCTCCCGCGCCTTGGCCATCGCTTCCTTTTCCTCCTGTCGCCCAGCGCGGCGCTCGGCCGCAGGGTCGCGGCCTTCAGCGCGTATGTCCCTCAGCTTTTCCCACTCGGCAGTTGCAGCCGAGATCGACAGCTTTGGCCAAGTGCCAATCTTTACCTGACGCATGCGATCGTCGACAGGGCTCTTGTAGCGGTAGATCCACGAGCGTGCCGATGCTGACGCCTCCAATCGGAGTCCGGGACTCTCGGAGATGGTAAAGTGTTGGCCTGGCTCGAGTAGCTTGGCCGCACGGGCATCGAATGGCAT